GCAACATGAGCAAGAAGGTTAATGCACCTGCGGAAACCGGAGAGGCAGGTGAGTAAGCTATGAGCATTCAGGAAATTCTGGCAAGCTCCGGCGGCGCTCTGGTCATCCTGATGACGCTGGTGCAGATTGCGCCCATCAAGGTCAACCCGTGGTCTGCTATCGGGAAGATGATTGGGAAGGCGCTGAACGGTGACGTGATTGCAAAGCTGAATGAGGTGCAGGGCCGTCTGGACGAACATATCCGCATCGACGATGAGCGTAATGCGGATGCGCACCGAGTTCAAATCCTGCGTTTCAACCGGGAGCTTTTGCAGGACAATATCCCCCATACCCAGGAGGATTTCATCGAAGCCCTTTCTGAAATTGACTTCTATGAGCGCTACTGTAAAGAGCACCCGGAGTACGAGAACAACCGGGCAGTGTTGGCGATTCAGAACATTGAACGAGTATACAGCGAGATGCTGGAAAGGCATAACTTTGGCAATGCCTGAAAATAAAAATAGGAGAGTTACTTGCGGTTGCAGGTAGCTCTCCTTCTTTTTACGCTTTACTCATTCGTTTCAATATCTCAACCTCAGCACGTTCTTTCTCCTTGGTCCATTTCTTCTCACTAATATTCTGCAAGCCGTTTGCAGCCTTCGTAATTCGCACATTGCATCGGGCAAAGTAATTGA